AATTGTAGTAGTTCCGGCTGAGCCTGATACTGTCAATCTAGGTGCAGTTGTTGCACCTGTTGCAGATGAACTTATATATACTTGTCCTTCTACTCTTAAATCTACTGCCGCTGATGAACTAATATAAACACTACCAGTAATTATTTGATTACCATTGAATGAATTGCTTCCAGTTGTTGCATATGAGCCTGTTCTTGCATTTAAGTTATCGATGCTAACTTGCTGAGATGCTGAACTTAAATTTAAATTACTTATTGAAATCAATGCTGATGCAGAGAATAATTCCAAATTAGCAGTTTCAACTAATAAACTTGCAGTTGTTGCATTTAAGTTATCGATTGATACTACTAAACTTGCAGTTGATTGTGATGCAGTAAATACATTTAATGCATTTATAGAAACTTGCTGAGATGCTGAACTTGCATTCAAATTAGATATTGAAACTAATGCAGATGCAGAAAATGTTTCTAAGTTAGCAGTTTCAACTAACAAGCTTGCAGTTGTTGTATTTAAATTTGTAATTGAAGTATTTACACTTGCAGTAAATGTATTCGTAGATGCAGTAAACTGATTTGTTGAAGCAGTATATGCATTGAATGATGATGTTGTCACAAAATTACCTGTACTACCCGAAACATCTGGGATATTAACTGCAAAGGTTGTATTATTTCCCTTTGTGAATGTTAAGTTTCTTGTTCCGTTATCAAAAGAAGCAGTAATTAAAAAACTACCACTTTCTGTTTCTGTGACGTAAGATGCAGTTGCTGCATTTAATGAATTGATACTAACTTGCTGAGATGCAGATGATGCATTCAAGTTAGAGATTGACACCAATGCAGATGCACTAAAGGATTCTAAGTTCTGAGTTTCTACCAATAAACTTGCAGTAGTTGATTCTAAATTAGCAAACTTAATATTTGCAGATGCAGTAAATGCTTGTAAAGATGCAGTTGCTTGATTTAATTGTGATAAATCTGTTGTTCCACCACTACCTGTTGCAACGGTTATACTAAATTGAGTATTATTTCCTTTTGTAAAAGTAATTACATTACCTGCAGCTGACGCTGTTAATAATAAACTACCAGTCAAAGTACCACCTGCTGATGCAGTATATTGTTCTAAAGCATCGATTTGTTGATTCCAACTTGCACTATCAATATTGTATCCTAACTCATCTACAAGAGAGTCAATCATATCAACGTTGAATGTTCTTAATATAGCTGGAGTGATTGCTCCGTTATTATTATTTGGGAATGAGGTATTGTTTGCTACCTTTAATGCCTGTTTTGAAATTTCAGCCATGTTATATTTTATTTTATTAGTCTAATATAATATCAAAACCATCACTATACCCGTCACTAAATCCACCACCTTTAGTTCTATTTGGAGATTGTATTTGGCCAATTCCTTGGTTCATTAGATATCCTTTGCAACATTTAACATCGTAAGTGTTGCTATCCAAACAAAGACATCCTTGTCTGCTATTCTTTGGTGAAGATAATCCTCTAGTAGGTCCTAATGAAATACCTGAATTATTCTCTCTGTTGACAGAATAACGCAAATTACCATTCCTACTGTTGCTCCATTTCCCAGCCATAGTTGTGTTTAATATATAAACAACTAAATGGGAATAAATCGTTATACCCCTTGCTGCTGTTTCTTCAATGCTTCTCTATGTAAAAGATTTTTAAGAGTAGTTTCGTCTGATTTAAAAGAAAGATAAAGCAAACATTTCTCTAAAGGTTGTTCTGTTGCCCAATCTATACGCCCAAATTGTCCGTCTGCAAGTTCAATAAGCGTTTGGTAATTTCCCCACTTTTTTCCAAAATTGATTTGATGTTGGGTGGCAGACCCTCCACCTTCAAAGATTTCAGGGTAGCGCTCAATAAGTCCATTAACGTATGAACAAAAAAAAACAAGGCTCCAAAGTGTACATCCATTGGTACTTCTAACCAAATGGTTTCATCACCAATTCCTTCATAGGGTTTGATTGTATACATATCAGCTTTTCTATCTGTGATTGGTCTGTATAGTATGGACATTATCTTTGCCCAATTATCGTTAATAGTTAATTCACCAAACTTACTAATGTCCGCATATGCTCCATAAGATATTTGGGATAAGTTAGGTTCAAATCCATATTCTTTATTTCCTATTTTTATTATCCTTTGCAATGGTAAATCAGTAGTGTGAATAAATCCTTCCAATATTCCTTTTATCTGGTTGAAATCTTCTACACTTAGTGATTGCACATACTCTGCATCTAGTCCGCATAAATGCGAAAACATCAATGCAGTCATTGCTTCTTCATTATCTGAATAGTTAGCTAAATCTCTTTGTAAATTTAAATACTTCTTTAAACTAATCCCTGCCCAATCAGTTGGAATTGTTAGTGTCATTTCTTTGCCCATATGCTAATAAGTTTAATATGTTTTGTAATCTTTTGGTTTTCTTTTCTTCGTTTTCTAATTTTGCATTCATCACTATCATCTTTGCCTGTAAATCCTCATTCTCTTTACGAAGATGTTGTGTGTATTGTATTAGTTCTTTTATTTCTTCTTCTGTCCACGTTTGCATATTAATAATGTATGTTTCCGATTGTTAAGGCATACCTACCTTTGTTTTGTGCTTTCTGTGATAACTTCATCATGCAACAATATCTCGCTGCATCAATTAAGTGGTCGAGTCCACCTTCTGGTGTATCCGTTGTGTATCCATATTTGTCAGATGCATATTGATATGAATACATCTCATTGATTAAATTAGTTGATTTCTTTGTAATGAATATCTTATGGTTTTGCATTACACTAATTCCAAACTTAATACTATCCTTTCCTTTTACAACAGGCTTAATATTAAATCCACTACGATACAACTCTTCTATTAATCTGGGTTCTGCACTATCTGCCCATATTTCTTCACTTTTTGTAATATCCAATCTATTCAATCTATCTACAATATCTTTTGTCACTAATCCTTTTTCATAAAGTAATTCCTCTATATAAATTCTATCTCCACTTTTATATACAGCAACTAATGCAGTTGGGTCTTGCGAGAAACCAAAGTCAATACCAAAACCTACGAAATCAGCATCAAACTCACCACACGTTTCAAATTGGAATATTGCTTTATCGTTAGGTGCAAACTCTCCCTTACCATACACTAACCATTGTCTATAATTTTTATGCTCTAAATCTTCGATTGCTTTTACCATTTCAGTTGGTAGAAATGTATTATCTCTATATGTTGTAGTGTATTTCTCACAATCATTCATTTGTCTTAGCCAATGCATAGGTGACACCGTAGGATTGTATGCAAGGATTATTCTGCCTGTTGTTCTTATACTTAACTGAAAATAACTTTCTTCATCTATCTCACTTGCTTCGTCAATAAAGAGAATGTCCGATTTAATACCTCTTAGCTTCTCTGCATCATCAGTAGAAATAAATTGTATTGTTGAATTATAGTAATGCCATATTCTATCAGTTGCATTGTAATGGTCTTCATGCCAAATATCCAATCCTTTTAGAATATCAATCCAATCTTTTATCACAGTTCTCTTTAATGAAGGAATGGTTTTTCTAACTACTGTCACATTTAATCCATCATTTGCAATCATCTGAACTAATAACCATTGTAGGATTGCATATGTTTTACCACTTCTCGTTCCTCCAATATGTTGTGTTATTCTGCTTTTAGCATTCTCTATGTGCCCGTATGTGATTGTTGTTTGTATATCAATTTGAGATGGCATCTTTGGATTGAGTTATTTGAATGGAAACCTGTTTGATTTGATGATTTATTTCACCTTGCAATTCCATCTGTGCTTTCTTTGGAACGATATATTCCAATAGTTTCAAATATAATTTAGCTGCTTCTATCGGGTCTTGCTTTCGGATTTTCTCTATATCCTCTCTTAATGCATCCAATCCTTGATTTGCTAATCTAGCAACTGCAAGTTTAGCCTGTTCAGTGCTTCTATTCAATGCACCGGTTTGTCTACCTGTTCTATTTATCCTTGTATCTCCTTTAACGAAAGGCATATTGTTAATTATTGTTATTTACTATATTAAACACCCTTCCTGTTAGTTTGTAGTTAAAGCGATACTTTGGTTGACCACCATAACAATAATGTAATAGTGAGAAGATATGCGATAATTAGAGTGTATATTGAGTTATTATCTTTATTCGTTTTCATTTGCTTTTGGATAAGGTAGTGTTTCGTATTTATCATTTAGTTTTTGCATCAATTCTTTTTTATGTTTCTTATTATTAGGTAACAAATAAACGTATCTATGTTTTCGTATTCCTTTTCTGTATTCTATATTAGGATACATTTGTAAAATAAGATTATGGTCTCTTGTTCCTAATCTTGCTATTGTGCTTCTCATATGCTCCCACTTACCATTAAACTTATACTGATAACCACCAGGTATGTCCGATAATCCACAATAAATCCAATTGGTTGCTTGGTATATAGTTCCTGCGTGTCCTTGTTCCGGGTCTGCGAATGATATAAGACAATCTATTTCTTTATGATTTTCTTTTATGTATCTTATTGATTTACCTATCATAAAACTTTCAATATTCTTTCCTGCCCAATCAAATGAATATAATCTTTGTAATTCCCAATAGTTAGGTGAGGGTAATGAGTTTGCCATATGTGAAGTTGCAGATGACCCATATACTATAATACCATTTAATTTATCATCAATATAAAAACCTAAACACAATACTGCAACTGGCCATGTATGTGAATAGTGATTTTTAACAATGATATCTCTTGCTACATTTGAATTGATAGGTCGCATTACAACTCTATCTTTGTCAAACTCTTGCATTTCAATTATTTCATTAGGTGCTCCTTTCCAAAAACTCATAACTTATTTAGTTTTCTTTAGTTATTAGCTCATATCCAAACGCTTTTACTGCATTACCATCTTCATCTAAAATCCAAAGCATTCCGTAATCTTTATTTCCTTTATGTACCATTTGTTTATCTCTTATATATCTCCAGTCGAATGTGAAGGTAACATAGTCTGTTTCTATCTTTGCTCTATCATTGTCAAAGTTCTTCATACTTCATTCTTGTATCTGGATATTTCTTCTTTGGGTCTGTTCCATTGCTTGGTTTTCTACCTACCTTACCACTACCTGGTTCTTGCGCTTTTACTGGATGTCTTAAATCCGTACACCATTCCATTATTCCCATATCTTTGATTTCTTGCAATAAGTTATCCCAATACTGTGTTCTTTCTTCCTTACTCATTACATCAAGACTTTGCAATGCTTGTCTCAATCGGGTGTATCTTCTTTTCCTATCTTTTACCGATAGTGGATAATTTTTTTTATATTCTTCTGGTTTCAATCTGCTTTTCAATACCCTATCTTTTTTGGTACATACTTCACATAACTGAGATAACTTTGCCGGATAGTGTTTGTATTCTGTTCCGCATTGTGTACATTCTTTTAACTCAAAGCTTTTTTCTCGTTTCATCAAATGGATTGTTTATAACTTCTTGTAAATATCTTCTTACTTTTCTTACTGCTAAAAAGCATGTCGATTTTGAAATGCCTATCTTCTTTGCTGTCTGGTCTAAAGTATCTTCTGAACACCAATACAATTCCCATATCATTGCACTGGCAAACATCTTTGTTCCTTTTAACTTTTTGATTTCTCCAATTACTTCTTCATGTGTCTTTTGTAGTAATGTATCCCATTCTTCATCATAGGGTATATCTTCACCAACATCGTTTATTTCATCTACAAGGATTGTTCTATTGAGTTTCTTTGTTTTGTTGATAAATCTGCTATGTAAAAACTTACTACAATAAAATAAATTATAAGGGGTTGTTATTCCGAATAGTTTAGGATTGCATTTCTCGTGGAGATATTGATACAATTCTTGCACTAAATCTTCACTCTCTTCTCTATTCCTTGTAATCTTACTTGCTGATTTTAAAAGCCACTTATGATGCTGATTAAATAGGTCTGTCAATCTTTCATCACATTGACATTGAAAACTTCCTGTTTCCATTTATTTATCTTTTACATAATCATTCAGAAAGTCCACTGCTCTTTTCCAATGTGCTCCACTACTTCCACACATGCACGGCATTGGTTCGTGTTCACCTCTTATATGATTAAATGTATTCCAAATATAATGTGCTTTATTCTCCGGTAATCTAGTAGTGATTTGTTTCAATTCACCTTTCAATTCTTCCAATTGTACTTCTGTCAATTCCATATTATTTAAAAGATTTAAGTTTTGGTAATTCGATTGATTTTTCTACTGGCGCTGCTTGCTTCTGAATTGGATTATCTAAATTTAGGAATGGTTTTAATTGTTCAATGTTTGGGTGATTGCCTGGGAATGCAATGGCCATTGATGCTAAGATTAGGACCATATCATTTACTGATTGCATCCTTGAAAAATCAACCATATAGATTGAGTTTGCGTCTATTTCTGTTTGTGTTCCTTCTAGTGAAAATGTTGTTTCTTCCATAAATTGTTTTTTATATTATACTAATTGTTTCTGAATATTCAGGACATGTCCATTGATTCATGGTGACACGGCGTCTATCGCAGCCACAATTTGAATAACCTAACTTTCTTGCTACCCAACTTGCTGCAGTTTTTCCATGACCTAAAGTCACTAATCCTATAATGTGTTCTGTTATGCTTCCTAATCTGATGAAGCAACCTATACATTTTATTATCTTCATATCCTAATTGTTTACATTTAATGATTTACCATTCTGCTTTAATGCGATAATCATTCTACTTTCAATATCTCTTAATTCCTCTCTACTAATGTTTCCACAATCCATTACTTCTTCAAAAATATGAGCATTAATTCCCCACTTGTCGAATGATTTATGTAATTTAGGAAATAACTTATATCCTGTTTGTGTTGCAAAATTATAATCTGATTTATGTCCATTCCATCTTAAGTGTGCTTTCTTCTTTGTAGAACCGATATATGTTTCACCTAACGGGTTTACAATCCTGTATATGATACCATTCTTATCACCTCTCATATAAGGGTCATGTGTTAACTTTTTACAGGGTGTGCAGTAAGACTGTAATCCGTCCTTTGATTTACTTTGTTTTGAGAATTGCGTAGCAGGTTTCACTTCACCACATTTGCTACATTTTTTTGTAATCTTTTTAGCCATAATAATTTTTTTTTAG